CTGCTGGTTCCCGTCCTACATCGAGCATCGTGCGCGTGCGCCTATCTGGGGTACACGCTGGGTGTTGGTGGCTTGGTTAACAGGACCTAGCTGGAAATGACCCACGTTGCCAATCTGCCTCGCCATTTGTACGTCAAGTGCGATATGGAGTTTGTATCTGACGGCCAGAAGCAAGGCATAGAGGACGTTGTCTGGTTTGGACTCACAGCAATTCCTGGCCGAGCTTGGGGTTGCACAGTAATGCTGAAATGCGGTGCGCTCTATCGAGGACTTCCACTCCACGCTTTGGCACACGGTGATATCGCAATTATGGATTGGGGTATCAACGATGCTCAGCGTTGGGATTGCTTCGGCTGGGACTTCGAGACGATAGAATATGTTTACTTAATGGGTTTATCTTGCAAGGTTTGGATTGCCAACAGAAAGACTTGGGAGGTTGGTCGCTACCTATTCACAGCCGAGCCTTACGGAGATGGGTTCTCTATGTCTCCAAGCCAAACCAAGTCACACCATTTTATTGCACTTAACAATGGACGGATCACGGCTGTTCCAGGTAACAATGTCCTTTGGCGCGAATCAAGCTTCACAACTCAATCCGAAAAGCCTAAATGGTTGCGGACGCAATCGCAGGTTTGGAATGGAGAAGAGGCCACATGGGATGATGTGGTTGGTGAGGAGACAGCGTGATCCAACTCAATCCCGAACTATGGATGATGACACCCAAGGGTGAGGGGCTGGCATTTATCGTTACTGATTACGGGATGGATCATAACAAGATATTCACAGTTATGCTTAACACTGGCGAGATACTTGACTTTGACCTGCGCGATTGTCGCAGATGTGAGAACCCAAGCTTCGGGGTACAAGCACCATCAGTGCCTAATCCCTATTACAACATATAAGGAGAATAGAATATGCTAGGCAAAGACGTATCAAAAAATATGCATGAGTTGGCTATGGACAATAAGAAGAAGGGCAAAGAGCGTGGAGCAGGCGGTAAGCCGCGATCACGCGAGCAGATGATTGCGATAGCCCTATCCGCAGCAGGCAAGAGTAAGCCACGCAAGTTTCGGATGCGGTCAGGCTCGTAATGCTGGTCGAGTCTAAGGCTAGGCTCAAGTGGGGGCGCGACATCCTTCTCACGGCACGCGACAAGCTTGCAGTAGAGAGGGATCGCGCTTCTCACGGTCACGCAATAGATATTATTAGGATCATTGCGATGGTCGATGCGGTGGTTTTGATAGCGAAGGAGATATTGGAGGAAGAAAAAGGATTGACGCAGTAAAGCGGAACAATAGAAAGGAACACTAATGAACGTAATTAAGGAATGGATTCTTGTAGGAGCAGGGCTGGCGATAGGAAAGCTTCTTGTTGCCATTGCGGTCATCACAGTAGTCACAGCTATCCTTGCTGTGTTCTTTATTATAGAGGAGAAAACCAAATGAAACTCTGGACAAATAACTCAAACTCAATTCACAAAGTCGATGACAATATGCTCTACCCGCGCACCACCTATATGTTGCCTGATGAGTTGACTGGACCAACTTGGGAGGATTCAATCCCTTGCCCGCACGAGATCAAGCCGTACTACAAAGGCCGTGCTGCTGGTGGTGCAACAGCCGTCTACCGCGCTGGTGCAATTGGTGATGCAATCATCGCTACTGCGTTTGTCAACTACTTGGTGCAAGAGTCAGGTGGGGTTGTGGAGGTTTACGCTCCTGCTCGCAACCTGCCTCTCTACGCTGGGCTGGGTGCAAAGCTGTGGCCGTTGCCTGCATCGCTGGAGGCATGGAGGTCATTTGATGCTCACTTGCCAACGGATGATTTGTTCAGCGGTCAGGTTGGCAACACCAAGCTAGGCACTGGCGGTGGCAACTGCTACCAGAGGATCTACGAGTGGATGGGGGTTTGGGATGAGAAGAAGATGGCGAAGTATTGTAAGCCAGTTCTGCATCTCATCGAGCCAGACCATGAAGAGCTAAAGGCGATGGGCAAGTGGCCGTTGCCTAGTCCGTTCTTTGCCTACCACGTTTCGTCTAGCGGTCCGACCCGCACCTACCCGCCAACGATGGGGCAGGAGGCGGTGCTGGCGTTGCTGGAAGCTTATCCCAAACATCACGCTGTTATTATTGGCCTAGATAACTCAAACAACTTTAAGGTGGATCATCCGCGAGTGATTGACTTATTTAACTGCACCAAGACTGTGCGCTCGCTGTTCCCGATTATCAGCGGGGCTGACTTTGTTGTCGCTCCAGATAGTAGTGTCAACCACATGGCTGCTGGGTTGGATACGCCGTGTGTGTCGTTGTGGGGCTCGTATTCCCCAGAAGACAGAATGACGTATTATAGTAAGAACGTATCGGTGTTCAAGCCTGATACTTGCCCGCACGCACCTTGCCGTCCGCACGCTGGGTTGCCACAGGCGAAGTGTAAGGATGCGAGTAACCGCACACCTAAGACGCAGTATTGGTGTAATGCGTTACGAAATATAACAGCGCAGGATATTGTCGAGGCCAGCAAGAAGGCGATGGAGTTGGGGGAGGTTAAGGAAAGCAAATAACTAACTGGCGTTGTGGTATGCAAGGAGATCTTGCATCGGGCAGTTCCTCAGTGTGTGTTCGCCTCTTGAATCAGAGCCAGTTTGAATTTTAATTATGAAGACAATGTCCCGAATGGTACGCAGGGAGATCCTGCGGCTGGCGACGAAAGTTCAGCCATTTGAAACAAAGGGGCATGATTTAATTTATCACTTGCATACTTAATTTCCGATGCCACCCTCCATCTAAATAAATGAACTTTAAGATAAGCATTGTATGCGGGGTGCGGCCATGATGTACGACAGGCATGGCAAGAGGCCGACGAAGGGCGGGAGAAGCTTGGACTACGATGATGCCCCTCTAATTGCAAAATGTGGGCAGATCAAGCACCATCATTGGGCCAGAGAAACGGCAGACCCAGATACTTGGCATGAGCCAGAGACAGATTGGCATCGCGGATGGAAGTCGCACTTCAGGCCAGAGAATACCGAGCAGACGATTACAGTAAGCGGGATAAGGCACAGGATGGATGCCCAGGCATTCTTTAATGGCACAAGATACGCAGTCGAATTTCAGCATAGCCACATAAGCCCAGAGGAGATAATGCAACGGGAGGATGGATACGGGAATATGATATGGGTTTTTGATTGTATAGGTAAGCTTGATTGGAATTGTGCGGATAATGGATTCGTAAAGATGGAATGGAAAAGACCGAGGCAGTCAATCTTTTGGTGCAACTGTCCAGTATTGCTTGATCTTGGGGATAGCGTTGTGCAGATTGTTTCGATGCCAGAATATAAAAATGATTATTGGTATGGGTATGAGTGCTACAGAGATGAGATGCAAATAACGCTGACAACTGGGGATTTTATTAAAAGCAGAACAACAGCACTAAAACAACTAATGGAGGAGGGGGCAGCATGACACAAGAAAGAGTAATGAAGCTAATGGAATTCCTTGGGCAAGATTGCGTCTTGCTGCCAATACCAATTGGAGAGAAGAGGCCGAGGGATGCGGGATGGCAGAAGACAACTCCGATTGCGGCAAGGAAGCAAGATCATATCCGCAGGCTTGAGGCTGGCAATATCGGGGTGTTGCTAGGCAAGGCTGGTGGAGGCTTATGCTCCATCGACATTGACAGCGACGAGTCGGCTGAGGAATTTGTTGGGTTAAATCCATCGTTGGCAAAGACCCTGCAAACAAGAGGATCGCGGGGCAGGAACTTCTGGGTTAGAATGGATGGCGATTTTCCGCCGTTAGCCAAGATGAATGATTGGGGCGAGTGGAGGTCGGATGGAGGGCAGACGGTAATCTACGGGAAGCATCCAAGCGGATCTCCCTACGTTTGGGTTGTCCAGGAGAGGCCAGTAACAATTAAGTTTGATGACATCGTTTGGCCGAATCACTTGGAGTTGCCGTGGAAGATAAAGGTTGATAGTGCCTACAACAATCTTGTCGACGAGTTTGGGAAGCCTTGGAAGGAGATAAAGGATAAGAAACAGAACGAATACATTGTCTCATTGAATCAGCCGTTTTGGGCTGGCAAATACCAGTATGACCATCGGGTGCTTTACGAGCCAAAGGAGTGCGACTTCTACGAGTATGAGAGGGAGCGCGGGATATGGCGGGTCAAGTCAGAGGATGCAATTAAACAGGAGATCAGCAGGGACATACTCAGATTCAGCAGGGATCAATCTAGGCCAGAGATCGAACACATGAGGAGCGATAATTCGCTGTCTGGTATTGTTCGTCAATTGCGCGGAATCGTTGAGCATGAGAATGCCTTCACCCTGCACAAAGTGCCAGGGGTGCATTGCTCAAACCGCTTCATAAAGTTTGAGGCGGGTCAGATTGAGGAGCATGACTTCAGCCCAGATTTCTTCTCTAGGAATCAATGCCCAGTTGAATTCAAGGGTCTTGATCTTGTGCCAGAAAGATTCTTGGCTGAACTTGCAGTTCCAGCCTTGCCAGACGAAGACGATCTATTGATATTCCAGAAGTATTTTGGAATGTGTTTGTTTGGCACGAACATCATACAGCGGTTCGTTGTTCTTTATGGACAGGCTGGAGGCGGGAAGTCAACCCTGCATAACGTGGTTCACTTGCTGGCTGGCAAGGAGAACATGGCTCAGTTAAGAACGCAACACTTGGACAAGCAGTTTGAGTTGTATCGTTACCGAGCCAAGACGCTTCTATCTGGAGTCGATGTGCCTGGAAACTTCCTGCAAATGGGGGGAGCAAAGGTCATCAAGGGATTGACTGGCGGAGATGTCTTGGATGCTGAGGGCAAGGGCATAAACGATGGCTATCATATTGTCGGTAATTACAACATCATTATAACTGCGAATGAGAAGCTTCGGGTAAGCCTAGAGGGAGATGTTGAGGCATGGAGGCGGAGGTTGTTGTTGCTTGAGTTTAACCAGCCGCCGCCCGCAAAGAAGATAGATAGGTTTGCAGAGAAGCTTGTCGAAGAAGAGGGGCCAGCCATCCTTGCTTGGGCATTGAGAGGATTCCTTATGCTTCAAGTGGATGTCGAGGAAACTGGAGACATCAGACTTGCGGATAGCCAAGTCACAAGAATTCACAACTTATTAGCAGAGTCCGAATCAGTCGATCATTTCATCAAGGAAAGAGTCGAGAGGATCAAGGGCAACGTCATTTCTATGGAGGAGTTTGTGCAGTTATACGGACTCTATTGTGCCGAGAAGGGCTGGAGGCCGCTTGCAGGCTCAAGGTTAAGCCATTTAATAAGGGATAAGATGCTGGAATTGCGCCAGAGCAACATCAGCAACAGCGTCCAAGGATCTAAAAAGGGATTCAGAAACATAAAGGTGCAAGGCCAAGAGGAGGAGGGTTATGCCAATGCTGATTACTAGCAAGTTGTTTGGTAAGTTCGGTGGCGGATGGGCAAGAGGAGTTCCAACCAGAAGCACATCAAAGGGTGATGAATATAGATGCCCAGCCTGTGCCGAGATGGGCGGGGATGGGGGCGGTCAGCATCTAATAGTGTTTAAGGAAAGACCCACATTTGCTTGCGTTGCGTACCCAGGAGATATGAGGCACAGAAGCATTATATGGAACAGGGTCGGCGATAAGACCAAGGGAAGGCCAGAGCCTATAATACCGCTAAAGATTGAGCAGAAGAATACATTTATAGGCAAGCACGTTGCAGCATTACAGATAGAGGCGGAGGATGTGTTAAGGCGGGAGGCTAGAATTAGGGAGGAGGCTAGGGTTAGGCTTTTAGCGGAAAAGGCTAAAATGGCTCAAACACAACATATAGACACCAAATCTAATATAGTGCAGGTTGGGACGTTTGGGACGGTTATTTCATGTTCATCCAATATGCCCCCACCCCCTATAAAAAGAGTTACTACCGTATATAATGGTGGGGGGTATGCTCCACCGATATGCGAAAAGGCATCCCAAACGTCCCAAGCTATGGTGGGTCACCGACAAAGGGGTGATGGTGATATTGAGCTTCACGAATTTGATGCAACCGATCTTGGGGTTGTTTTTGATACCAGAAGAACCGATTGGAAGAGGCAGTATTATTGGCTTTGGAAACAAAAATACCAGCAACAGTAGCTAGTTGGTTATTGCTTGTTGGATGTGGTACAATCGTGAAATGAACAAATCTAAACCAGGGTTGTATGCCAACATAAACGCCCGCCGTAAGGCTGGCACTAGCCGTCCTAAATCTAAAAGCACCATCAGCCCCCGCACTTGGCGGATGATGAAGGCTAAGAAGGGCGGTTTTGCAGAGTGATCGGGAGCAACTGAAGGCGAGCCATAAGTTTATCGGCCTACTTCAGCGAGAGAATGCCCAGCTACACGGTGTACTGAGGCTGCTAGGCCAGTTAGTAGACGATATGAATGCCAATTGCTC